ACATTGGCAATGGGACTGGGATTATGTTGTAAATAATATTCCATCAAGTGCAGAAATTGTTCAGCTTGTAATGATACAAAATAATCCAATAAAGTTTAACTTACATAAAAAAATTCCGTATTCCACAAATACCAAAATGAATTACGCATGGTCTACTGCATGTTATTTAATTAAAAGAAGCTATGCCAAAGCTTTGGTAAGAGAACATATAATTGACAATAAATATAGATTAAATAATTATGGATTTAAAAATCAGGCTGCGGATGTAATTCTTTATAGTCTTGGTACGGCATACTCAATGCCCCTATTTACGCATATTTTAGATCAGGATAATGCAATAAATTCAAACCACTCTGAGTTTCATATTAGATCAAGAAATTTTATAAACTCATGGTGGGAAAAAAATGGCAAGCTTTATCCAAAAGAACAGTTCTTTAACATTAAATCTGGGCTTACAGAAAAAAACAATAAGCCAAAGATATGTTTCAAAATATTTCATGATGAAACAAACACAAATATACCAATAAGGAAAAAGCTTGTTAAGAGAGCAAAAGAGCAACTTCTTCAGAATTTTGAAGAGATCGATACACCAACAATAGTAATGAAAAATAATGAAGAAGTACAGGCATTTTATAAAAAATCTAAACTAAAAATATACCCCAAAGGTTTTGAGGATAACGGATGGAAGCCAGGAGAATTAGGTATCTGGGCTAGCAACTATACTGCTTGGAATAATTTTTATAACTCTAAATATGATCACCTAATGCTGATGGAAGATGACATTCAGTTGTCTGGTAATTTTAATAAAATGATTTATAAATATGTAGATGAGCTTCCAGATGATTGGGATGTATTTACTGTATATATTCCTAGAACAGGAAATGTCAGGTATAAGTCAAATTATAAAGACTTGATGGTAGGAAAAGAAAATATTTGTAAAGTCTATCAATCTTGGTCTTGTTTGTGTTATATAGTTAGTAAATCTGGGGCAGAAAAAATGATCAAGGATGTTAAGAATCCAGTATCAAGACCAATAGACCACTATCTCTTTTATCATAATAAACTAAATGTATATTCTATTAAGATGGAAAAAGGCAATATCTGTGAAATATACAAGACAGAGTCAACTGTTCAAAGGGTTGATAAGCAAGATATGACAGGATATGTTTAAATAAATTTGTTGTATAGATAGTCTATAGTTGATCTTTTAGGTAGTTTATTTTTATCCATACCCTCTCTATTTAAGAATTGATTCCATATCTGTAAAGTATGACTATCTTTACACTTATGAAGCACTTCTTCTGTATAGTCTCTATCCCAAATCTTCTTCCACTGCCAGAAATGTATTGGATAAAATACTTCTGGTGGCTGTGCATATTGTAAAACATTAAATCTCTTGGCACCCTTTGTTACCAATAATGGTCCAATTTCAGACCAAACTATTTTGCTTTTATCATATTTTACTGAGTTCTTTATTAAGAAGTTTATTAGGTCAGAGTCCTGTGGCATTCTTAATATACCGTTTGCTAATCTGTCATCCTCTTCAAAACCAAAAAGGTACTCACCAAAATTCCAATCAGGTCTCAAACATATAGAATCCGTATCTGTCCATATAAGGCCAGTCTTTTTAATCATTGTATATCTAAACATATCTGCAAAAGGCCCGTATGAATTTTGAATTTTAAATATCTCTGACTCTGGGATTATAGTATTTGCATCTTTTTTGATTACACCTTTTGGAACTTCCATACTCATGTTATATACAAACAAAGTAAAAGAATGATCATAAAAAATAAAAGAAGCAAGGGATGTTTGCTCAACCTTGCTTAAGGGATTTCCTATCCAGAGTGATCCAAAATTTGCCATATTAACCTAACATTAAAATAGGGCAGACCAATTAAGATCTGCCCTACCTTTGCCGAGCTATTTACTCAGACTTCTTTTTTCTTGGCTTTGCAGCCTTAAGAGCTGCTTCTACTTCAGATACCTTTGGCATACGACCAAAAGCTGCATCGTTTGGATTTACATAACGTGCTGCCACTGGGATTAGTGCACCTACAAGTGCTGCCCATAGATCCTTTGGATCTGTTACTCCAGCGATATAAAGTGTTGATGCTGCACCTACTACTGAACGAGCATATGATGCAAGCATTGCCTTATTTTTTTTACTTAGTTCCATTATTCCTCCTAGGATAGAACTTTAATTAGTATAGCATAGCCAGCCCAAAGACCAATTATTCCTGCAACTCCTGCAAAAACTGGTGGTGCTGGAACTGGCAATTTGAATGCTGCGAATACTACGCCACATCCAAAACCTGTTAACATTGATAATAAAATTTCTTTCAAAACTTTTCTCCTTTATTCTTATCTTCTGGATTTGCTTCAGGATTATCTAGAGGAGTGGGTGCAGTAGCAAGAGTTCCGCAATTATGACATTGAATATCTAAATGGTACATACCAACAGTATAAGTTTCTGGATCAAATGATACTAACGCTCTAAATAAATTATCCCCACAATTTGGACATATGCATGTAGGGATACCTCTAGCGTCTATCATCTATATCCTCGGGAAGCAACTTCTTCAAATCTTGAAATTCTTTTGATATTTTTTTTAAAGCAAAGTCATGCGGTGGTACCATACCTTCAATCACTATCCCATACTTATTATAATATTCAAGCTGTGGCTCTACTTCGGTGATAAATTTTTTTAATCCTGACTGTACCTCTTCAATATATCCAAAAGCCCACTCCCTTGAATCTGATAAAAATTTAATAAAATTTTCTTTGTGAACATCATCATCTTCTTTTAATAGGCCATTAGATGACTCAGCCATTTGATTTATTGCACTGTATGCTACAAATAAACTTGCAAAACTGTCTGACATATTTTTTAATTTTAAAGTAGCCGAAATTAATCCAATTAAAAGTGATACAGAAAGTATACTTAATGCAATTAAAGCTATCTCCATATTCTAATTGTACTCCTTTTATATTGCTATGTCAAGCCATACATTTTTTTAAAGTTTATTCCAGTCATTTTTTCATATAGCTTAATATGTCTATATGTGCCTAGCCCAAACATTCCTTCTTCTATTCCACACAAAACACGCTTTTGTTTGTCTTTTGATATATCTTCAAGTTCTTTCCAAGAAACTTTTCTTATATTTCTATCTTTCCATATTTTACTATAACCTTCACGAGAGTAAAAATGATACAGAATATTTACTGAAGGGGAGTAAATGTCCCACCCTCTTGTCCATGCTCTTACAGCAAAACAAATTTCTTCACCAAAAAAACTAATCTCTGGATCATAAGGAATTTCATTTACTATAGAGCCATCTGCAAAAACAAATCCAGCTAATATAGTAGTTGACAGCTCTGGGAATTTTTTTTGTTTATCACTAAACTCTATACGCTCTGCAGTCCATTGGCTCTTTTTTGTTAACTTTGGTATTTGTTTGGTAGGGTATGGAGGTTGGGTCTTAGAGTTTTTTACTATGTATGTTTGGTTATTGCTTTCAACACGAAACGGTGGGGGAAAGGCTGAAATGATTATTTTATTATTATTAGAAATATTTTTTGCTTTATTTAATTGATCTATACAAAGTACATCCCAATTTTTTTCAAACATTGTGTGAGAATCTATTTGTAAGAAATAATCTTCATTATTATATAAAGTCATAGCATGTGCTCTGGCAAATCCAGCGCCCCTTGCAAACTTAGGGTGAATTTTGATTAATGATAGATTGGGCACCCAAGATAAATCTGGTTCAAATTTTTCTATTTCTTGTAACACAACTCCAAAAAATAAATGTTCTGGATGTGCAGCATTTTCAATAGCAGATTTAATTGTTCTATTTAATTCAGGATCTCTGTAACTTGCTATTGATATAAAAATACTCATCTGTTTTCGTGTGTTACCCAGTAATATTTGCATGTTGAACAGCAAGGTTGATTATATATACTATGTTTGGCATAGCCAAACTTTGCATAATACATAGGATCTTTGTCAAATAAACTTGCCTTATGTGTAGTAATTACACGCATTAATTTATTTGTATCATTCCAGAATGACGGTGGCTGTTCTCCCCATTGTTCCCAGCATTGATCTTTTAACCTATTAAGATTTGCCTCGTTGTTTTCTGTACGAATACCACGTTTACTAGCTTCACGAACCATTGCTTGGACATATTGCCACAAACCACGTTCATAACCTTTCCACATTAGGACTGCTGGATGATTCCGCCATCCTCCAGTTGGAGACTTGCCAGATAGTACATTAAGAATTTGATAACACTCTAATATTTGTTTGTTTAAACGCTTGCTGTCAAGCCATTTTGCTGTGGTGACTGGATTTGCTGATGGTAAAAATGTTTGCATTATCGTAATGGCTCCCTAGTAACTAACACAATAGCACCCTCCATTTCTAATGCTTTCTTTACCATGCTTACATATTTTACTGCTTCTAACTTTTGATCATGTGTCATACCAACAAAAGACTTCTCATCTAATTTTATCGTAATGAATGAGTCATTGTCAATAAGAGTTACCCCAAAATTTTTAGGGGCAGATATAGAATGAAATGCCATACGCATTTTATCTGTATACATTATTGCTCCATAGTTAATGCTTGCCATGTATAAGACCAGTCTTTTTTAGTCTTATGGCTGTTAAATTCTTTAGATATTTCTCCACTTTCTAAATATATACCGCCCCATATACCCCATTCTTTTCCAGAAACTCCTACTGCAAAACATTTTTTAGCTACTGGACAGGTACGACAAAGAGAGTCAACAAACTCTCTAGTTTCTGTTTTTTCTTCATATATATCAAAAAATAAATTTGTATCAGAATTTAGACAAAGTGCTTCATCTTTCCATAGATGTTGCTTCATATTTACCTTTTATATTTATTCGGTATGTCCCACCCTTGGCGAGTTACAGGATAAATTCTTTGAAGATACCAAAGTCCATTAACTCTTACACCATCAAGCGAAGTTCTAGCTCCATCAGACCTTTTGCGATCAACTACATCCCATCCAACCCAAGATAGGTTACTATTTTTGGAAACAATTTTTTCCATTTGTTCTAAATTTTTAATAATCATTTTACTCCTAATATCTAAAAATTCCTACTTCAATATTTTTTAATTCTGCTTCTGCTGCTAACTTTGAAATACTTTGCTTTGGCTTTGATAGAAAAGCAAAATAGTGCATATGCTCCATATTTTCATACACCCATTGGGGTGGAACTCTGTAGTATTTAATCTTTTTACCACGAGCCTTCATACCACGTTCAGATAAGTTGCAGAATTCAGAAGTCATTGAATTAATTTTTGTTGGACCAACCGTATATATATTTAACTCTTCATCACCATTCTTCATTCCAGACATGGCTACGCCCATAGCACGAATAAATACATTATAGTCCTCAAAGTCATTAGTTCCCTGAACTACCACGTTCATCTTTTTTCCCCCTACCTAAATTATC